ATGGGTGATAAGGGGACAACTAGTTTTCAAGCCCCATTGGTGTTTTGGACTTCAAATAGATCCCATTTTAGTTTTTCATCGGTAACTAATCCAGAAGCTATTCTTAATCGTGTTGGTCTTAAATATAAGGCCGTTCCGTGCCGCGAGTTTTCACGCGTCACAACAATTGGTGAGAAGAGGGTCGTGAATTTGGATAAAGAGAAAATTCGAGCTGACTTGAAGGTAAATCCTGGAAATGTCACTAAATATACCGAATTTATAAAATTGGATCCCATGTCTGCAACTGATGATGACACAGAGGACGCTGAGAGGATGTCTTATGAAGAGGTAGTTGCGGAGATTTGGTCGGCAGTGGAGAATAATTGGAATGCGTTCTCCGATATGCTGGGCGCGTTGGAAGGATATTTGAAGAATATGGAACAGGAAGCTGGTCCATGTCATTCCGGCTTGTTTGATATGCAATCATTGGTTGTACGAAAGAAGTTGGAGCCGCAGATTTACACTTTTGTTCATTTGAGGTCATATTTTGATTGGACTTATCATGTGGATTTGTGGAAAACTTTCGCATCCATATTGGAGACTGCTCCATTGGATGCGATCGAGTTACCTAGTCATTTCAAAATTTCAGAGGCTGAGAAGATTGGATTTGGGAGTCTTTACTATACAGATTGTATGGTTTCACGGTCTCGTCTGAATATGATGGATTTGTGTAACATCTTGCGGTGTCGGTGTTCTGCAGGCGGCGAGGACGAATTCTTGGCTATGCTATCTATGATGGGATACTCAGGCGTGGTGAGCTCTTGCAGGCATTCACATTGTTCGAAGGTTAATAGTGAGATGGTTATACAGTCATTACCAAGTGCAGTGGCGTGTTTTGAGGCTGGTTTTAATTCTAGTGAATTTAATGCGCAGCTTGAACGGTTTTCCGTTGTTGAGACATACACTCGTGAAATTAAAGCTGTTATGACGTTTGTTGTGACAGGTCTTCTTATGACGATTGGATGGAGGTATTTGTCCGATGGAAGTGATGAATGTCCCCCTCCTATTGTTGGTCAGGCAGAGTCGAAATCAATGCCGAGTAGTGGGCGACAGAAGGGACAGTTTGAGTCTCGTTCTGCCACTAGTCTTGGTAGGCAATTGGGTCGTTTTGAATCAGTGAATCCGCTTGCAGCAGGACGACAGTTGGTTCGATTTGAGTCCGGTTTATCAGATGAGGGTACTTCTCGTAAAACTGTGCAGTTTGATACTCCAGAATTGGAGGCAACTGCACAAATGGTATTAGATCAGAATGCGCATGAGGTTGGTAGCATTGCGGCTGGCAATATGTACAAACTGGAAAAGGAAATTTTGCCAGGTGTTTGGCGAATGGCAACCAATGTCCTTTTCGTTAAGGGAAGACTTGCGATTGCCAATCGGCATCTTTTGCTTGAGTTGAAGCGTGGTGATCCACAATCTCGGTGGCGAATTCGTGGTAAATTGGTTCCGGCTCCTGTTGAGATTAGACAGCACGAGCTGAATTATTACTATCCTTCAGATGGGAAGGAGGTTGAGAAGGATCTCATAGTGATTGAGTTTCCTCGGCGTGTGAGACCTCATAGAGACATAATTGGAAAATTTATGACAAATGAGGACCATGCACGTTTCAGAACTCTTGGACAGGTGTGTATGACTTGTTATGATAGTGGTGATAATGTTCACTTAAAACATTATTACACGAATGTTGTTTTTGCTGATGATCGTGCTTTCGTTATGAATGATGGAAAAATGGATATAGCGTATGTGCGTGATTATTTTAAGTATGGAATTCAAACCATGAAAGGTGATTGTGGAGGTGTGCTTGTGTGTTATGATAGAAATTTTAATAGGAAGTTGATGGGTATTCATTCAGCAGGCATAGACAATGATTTGTATCAAGGAATTGCCCAGCCTGTGACTCAGGAGGTTATCAGGAAATATTTGGATGGTCTTAGTGTGAAAGACAAATCTGCAACTGTGGCTTTGGATTTTCTTGTTGACAATCCATTGGCGACTCAAAATGTTGAGGGTTATATTGAGTTTGCTCATGACCCGCAGGGCCACTGTGAAATGGGAACAATGCAGAATGGAGTTCATATGAATGGAAAGACGAGAATTTTTCCATCCCCCATTTATGGTGTGTTGGTGGAACCCAAGACTGCACCTGCTCGTTTAAATAAATTCGAGCTGGACGGTGAAATTGTTTCGCCAATGGAGTTGGCAAGAGAGAAAACGAAGCCTAAGCCCATTATTTTACTGGATGAAGATTTAGTTTGTGCAGCTGTGAATGATGTTGACCAAATGATTCGACAGCGTGTTTGCGTGGATGATACGTGTGTGTTGAGTTGGGAGGAGGCAATTCGAGGAAAGGTTGGTAATCAGTATTACCCGCCTTTGAATCGCCGAACTTCCCCTGGTTATGGATGGCCAAGAGTTGGTGTTGGAAAGACAGCTTATTTTGGTGGTGATGAGGATTATATTTTTGATCACCCTGATGTTATTGCGGCACGAGATGTGGCCCTCTCGAGGATGAGACGAGGTGAGCGGATGAATGCTGTCTTTGAAGACACTTTGAAAGATGAGCGGCGACCGTTGGCTCGCGTTGCGGCTGGTAAAACACGTTTGTTCTCTGCTGGTGAACAGGTGTTCACAGTGCTTTTTCGGCAATATTTTGGTGGTTTCTCGGCACATATGATTAAAAATAAAATTGATTTTGAGTCGTGTGTTGGTGTGAACGAATATGGCCCGGATTGGAGTCGCGTTGCCCAGCGTATTAGAGGTAAGGGGCCAAAGGTTTTTGCCGGTGATTTTAGCAATTATGATTGTACCAT